GATCTAAAGTAACACTAACACCAGCGCCCAAACTAAGCGTAACATCCCCTAATTCGGAAGTGGCAGCAATGCCTGTAATAACAACTTGTTCGTTATGATGTACTGTAATACTGCCAACAGCGGATGTAGCACTTTGCCCTGTAACAGATACATTTGCTTCTCCATCCACATCAACACTTACTGCACCAAGAGTTGCAGTTGCACCTGTTGCATTAGCAACAGCACTACCGTTTACACCAACGCCACCTATAGCAGATGTTCCTACTTGCGAACTTGGAGTTATATTAGCTTTTGCGACAACTGTAAGAGAACCTACAGCACTTGTAGCGACTTGAGATGAAAGTGTTTGATTTGCTTTTGCTTCAACTGATGCTGTTCCTAACGCAGTTGTAGATGATTGTCCTGTAAGAGTTAAATTAGCTTCACAATCAAAAGTAGGAGTTCCTACTGCTGTTGTACCAACTTGTGATGAAGGAGTAACGTCAGCTTTAGCTACTACAGAAATAGTGCCTAAAGCACTTGTAGCTGATTGGCCTGTTACATCTACTGATATGCCTGCGGGTTGACCCCAAGGACCAACACCCCAGCCAGCACGACCCCATCCAGCCATATTTTAAGCTATTCTAATAATAGCGGTAGATGCTGCTTTTGCTGGAAAAACTATTGTAAAATCGCCTGCGGTAGAAGTTTTATCTCCTCCAAAATCTATAGTTGCAACTGATTTATCACTATTTGTATCGTTATAAATCATACAACCTCTTGCTGTAATAGTTGCTGTACTAAAAGTTAAATCTGCGAAATCAGTAACAGCAGTTGTACCTGTAGCTGAAGGAGTAACATTAGTTAACGCTGCTCCACCAGATGTATAGTTAGTTCCGCTTGCTTGTCCAGTAGTTGTAAAAGCAGTTGTTGTTGCTCCTAGTGTTGCTGAACTTGTGTATAAAGCTAATTTAAAACTATTACCACTTGAGTTTGTAAAATTATGCGTACCTGTAAGCAGCTCTACTTTAAAGCTGGTTGTTAATGTTGATGTAATGGCCATATTATATACCTTTAATTATTTTTGCTAAATCTTCGCTACCACCTTTAGATAACTCTTGTATCAAAGTAGCTTTATATGATTTTATAGCATTTTTAATATATATCAAACATACTTTGTAAATTAAATTTCTATAGGCTCTTGCTTGAGCTTTTATATGTTCTTCATTATCATCAGAAACCCCGCATATTTTGTCAGTTAACTGCTCTGCCCAGAACTCAGGAGGATGTCCGCCAAACTTAGTTGTAGATACTTCAACCATGCCAAGTTCAGGCACACCATCTGGTGTAATTTTAATTACCATTTTTTAGGCTCCGGCGGTTCATTTTTTTTAATATGACTATCGTATCTATCTATTAAAGTTGGTTCTTTAGCAGGTTCTGGTTCTTGATATTTTATACCTTGACTACGTTTCATGCTTTTTAAATTACCGTCTGAATCGCTCATTACTAACATAGGGTCATCTAATCTATGATAACCATATAATTTTTCTTCAGCAGGTACAGCAGCATCAAGTAAATAACTTGATTGTGCGACTTCAACTTTTATACCTTCGCTCATACATTTGCTTAACCAAAACTCAACACAACCTCTACCGGCTTCTGCAAAATATAAATTATTTTTGTAGCCAAAATCTACGCCAAATAACTGTATATGTTTAACTTTGTTATACAAAGCAAAAGCTATGGCATAAGCAACAGTATTGTTAAAATAATGACATCCATATTCTTGTAATATTTCATCTATTGGATATTCAACTAATCCTGGACATCTTTCATCTAACTCACACGTATAAATTGGACCTGTATGATTTTTAAGAACTCTAATCATACTATCTGTTTGGCCACCAGCATCATCTGAATCTAAAAATCTAGATGCTGGGTCCATCATAAATACTCTGTCATGGAATATGACATCGGAAACTGCATTTATAGCCCAAACTTCATCAAATTCAGCGCCATGTGATTTAGCCATATTATAATCAAACCAGCTTTTTCCCATGCCAACTATAGCTATATTTTTTTCTTCTAATTCAGAAATACGTTCCATATGTTTCTCCTTTTTTTAAGTTAACTTACTTGCGAGCGGAGTGAGTCATATCGGTATTCATCTCGTCTACCTCTTGCCTCGGCTCGTACTTTTATTCTGGCAATTTCCTGCGTGAATCTGTTTTCATAATTTGCGAGCATATCTGGCTCACCTTTCATAAATGTATGTCCTTCAATTAAAGCTCCATATAACAATGCATCTCTTGCGTTATTTGACAACCATGTGCCAGACGTATCAGAAACTAAACTTGTTGGCCTGTAAAGATAATGCAGTTCAACTGTATAGTTTGCATCAGGAACAGGAGCTATTGTAATCGTTGAACCAGAACTGCTTGATGTTGCAAAAGATTTATCAAAATCTGCATAATATTCTGGTAAACCTCTAAGGCTTGTATCATTTAAATCAGGAGTAAATTCTTGCATAAAACTTGGATGTTTTTTTAATAAATATTTGTAATCATTAGTAGTAGAATCAATAACAGCAAGTGAAAAACTTAAAATAAAATCATTTGGAGCTGTTAAAAATCTACTGCCTGTTGTAAGAGTTCCTTGCACATTTTTTCTAAAAACATCTTCTTGAACTAAATTAAAAATTCTTTCTTCTGCATTTTTTACAAAATCTGGTATTGTTGCAACAAAAGTTGATTCATCATTATTTAAATAATTTTGTATTAATGTTGTAAGTTCAGAATAAGTCATACTGTGATTGTAACCTCTCCTAGAGATGATGTCATTTTAAATCCTTCGATTGAATTTCCTAAAATTTTATCATTATTTGTAAGAACATAACCAAAACCTACTTCTTTATCATTATTTGGCCTAGGTTCATACAAAGCTTGTGCATCTGCTACAGTTGGAGTTGGTTCTAATTGTGGGTGTTTTGGTTCGTAACATTCTGGACAAGTTTTAAGACCATTCCATTCTTTTTTAAGTTCTAAAAGTTTATATTCAAATCCACATCTGTCGCATATTGCTTTTGCGAATTTTCCTGAAGCATAAGCCATTATCTTACTCTTAAATCAGGCCTAATTCTAAAAGATGCTCTGTCTTCATCTGTTGATGCGGCCCTATCAAATTCTTCTTCATACATTTGTTTTAACATTTGTGTTTTTTCTGGAGCTTTTTTTACGGAGATATAATATGCAAGACCTGCTGCAAAACATGGATAAAAGCGAAAAGGCATATCCATAGTATTAATTGCAGTATCAGCATCATCCATTCTTACTATTTTGTTAAATACTAATATATCTGTAGAATTTTCTGGAGCTGGCCATACTTTTAAAACCGCTGAATTTTGTTTATCAAGAAAAAATTGACTAGGTCTTCCTGTAGTTGCCTTTACTGGTATATTAAGATATTCACTACGACTTAATCTTCTCATAGATAAATCAGTTGTTACGCTGCCTTCAGTTCTTCTAAGACTACAATCTAATATGTCTATTACGTTAGAATTTAAAGTATAAGTTGAAGTATCTTTTGTAACAGTTTGAGTAGCTTCTTCTACAGTCCATTGATTTAATCCTCTATTTGCCCATTCAGCTAGCATTAAATTTATAGAACGTTTTGCTGTTACTAAATCATAACCAGTACGTAACTCAAGCCCACATCTTTCAAAAGCTTCTTCAACAAACTCAGTTACATTTGGTTCAAAATTTGTACTGCTTGATGTTGCCATTATTCTTTCCTATCGTCTTGATTATATAGATTGTCAAATGTTGTGTATGCATCCATATAACTATCATGTTTTTCTGCAGAGTGAATATATTGACTAGGAGAAAAATCTGGTGGACCTTCGCCAACACGCCACAAAGCAGGGTTTGTAGCTCTTACTCTATTGTTAGGTAAAGCTACAAAGTTACCAGTATACTCACCAGCGTCTGTTAAATATAACACATGTGACTGCTTATGTTGAGCAGAATCATCAGCAATACTATTTTCTGTATAGTCAACGGTAAACATATAAGTACCTGTATAAAACTCACCGCCTATTTTGCATATCCAGGGAGATGAACTCACTCTGTCCATAATAACAACAGAATGATGATGACTAAGACAGTCCCAAGGTTGCACTAAATGGTCTTCCATAGGTTTAGGCCAATCTGGAAATGTTATATCTGCTACAAGAGCTTCTATTGGCATTCTAGCCCACATTGCACCGCCGTGTATGTTTTCATCTGGATAACCTTCTAAGTCTGTTTCACAGCCAGTAAAAACCACTTGAAAAGACAAAGAACGGTCAGGTATTGTGTTAACAGCAATAGCTAATGCATGCAAATATTCACCATGATATTTCTGATGATTAGCAGTAAATTCTTTTCTTACCCAACATTTAAACTGAGGTATATTAGAAATTAAATAAGACATAATTCTTCCTCCTAATTATGTATTTAAAATTTATCTTTTTGCAGGTCCGCCTCTAGACATGTATTTGCCACCTTTGGCCATATATTTAGTTTTTTTCATATTTGCTGGTCCACCATTAGACATGTATTTGCCACCTTTTGCCATGTATTTAGTTTTCTTTTTAGCTTCATCGCCTTTTTTCATGCCTACTGGGCCACCTGCATAATATTTAGTTCTTTTAAACATTTTATTCTCCTAACTTATTGTAGTTACTTTTCTGCGGTCATTCATAACTTTACCACAACCTTTGGCTATAAAACCACCATTGTTCATCTTAATTCTGTTTTGTTGTTTAATAGCACCACCTAAAGATTTTTTTTGCCAGTTAACTCTTTTTGAACTTGTTTTCTTTTTTATAGCTGCTGCAGCACCTTTTTTCTTACATTGGGCCATTGTTGGCCTACAAGCAGGGTAACCTCTTTTTTCACCTTTTTTTCTACCACATGGTTTACCAGTTTTACAATCTACCCAACCTTTGCCTTTGTTGCGTGAAAACCATTTTCTTAAACCTTCTTTAGCCATTATCTTCTTTTGTTTGCCATTACAGCGCCTTGCCCTCTTATATTTTTACAAACAACACCGCCAATAGATTTTTTTACTCTTTTTTTGCTTTTACCATAATTAGCAGCGCCAACTTTTCTACATTGTACTAATCTGCCTGATGCATAAGCACTAGGCCAAACTTTTGCGCTACGCTTTACCTTATGATAACAAGCATCTTTTTTTGTTTTACTCTTCGCCATAATTTAACTCGTCTATATGATAATTAAGTGTTAATTCTTCGCCTTCTTTTATTTTTTTTGTTGTATAAACATTATAAACCTTATAATCGTCCCAATCTAATTCAAGAGACAATTCACAATTTGAATTTTTAGAATGATTTAAAAAACCTCCAATAGAAGTTCTAATAAATCCACAAATAACAGGTACTTTTATATGTGAAGACCCTAAATCAAAATTTTGTTCTATATTTTTTTTAGCAAATAAACCTAACCCTTCAATATTACTTTCTTTTATGGTTATACAATCAGGTAAAGGTTTGTAATAAAATTTATTATAAACAGGGTACATTTAACATTTCCATCTTCTTCTTGCTTGCCTAATTCTAGAGTTAGGATTGTTTCTTGTTTTAGCTGAACTGCGTTTGAGTTGACCTAAAGACCTTGCGCAATATGATTTACGTCTTTTTGCAGCTTTGCTGCCTTTTTTTACTTTACCTGTTACGGCTGTTTTAAGCTTACTTCCAGGATTAGCTTTTCTATAAGCTCTTACACCTTTTTTAGTCATACCCGCCCCACTTTTAGTAGGGCGGTAATTTCCACCTTTACCAGTAGTCCTGCGTATAGGTTTAGACTTTTTTCTGGTTTTTTTTACTGCCATTCATTAATAATTTTTATTTAAAACAAGAATTATTGAATAAGCATCACCACTTGAGTGACCTACCGTAGTAAAGTCAATATCTCCAGTTTTTCCTGAACCTGCATTATTTGGTATGCCGCTAAACCTATCGTCATAGTATTCATCACCAGTACTATCAGCTGGTAATGGCATAGCTAAAACGTTAGTAGAAGCATCAAACTCTATATCTACACCCATACCTCTGGTTGCCCAGTAAATACGAGCAATAGAAACACCAGTACAAGTTTGTCCTACGCTATTTGTACTAAGCGCAGAAACATCTACTTTTTTTACAGAAGATTCTCCTGTACCGTCAGATTCATTAGTAAACTTCAATATTGCGATTCTTTCACCGTCTTGAATAGTTTGAGAAGTTACTGTATCTGCCATTGTTTACTCCTTT